AGTAGATAAGTACAAGGTGTCTGGCGAAAAAGCGATCCACCCAATAAGCACTACCGCCCCTACTTTCCATGTATTCCAGATGTTCTGTTTCGTTAAGAGTTTGAGCAAAATGTTCCTCCATCAGATAAATGTGTTCTGGACCACGTAGCCCCATGGATTCTCTTAAATGAAGCACACTGAGAAAAGCAAAGTAGGGTGCTCTGGCAATTTCCTCAAGCACCCAGAATCTTTGATAGTCTCTGCCTTGATATAAGAAATCAATGATTGCTACAGTAATGTTTAATGTAACTTCATTGAATTTTTTCATCACTCCACATGCACTGTTCCGATCATTCCTGCACCCTTGTGAGGAGCACACCAATAAGTATAGTCACCAGGGTCATTAAAGACAACATCAAACTCTTCACCTGGTAACATTGCCAGGGATTCATGACCTAAGTCTGGACGATCTTCCACAATCACATTATGTGGTGGAAGCATATTGTTTACAAAGTGAACTGATTCTCCTGCCGATATTGTTACCTCTGCTGGGTCAAAAACTAAATTACCATTTGATCCCATTTGAACGTCCACTGCCCATGCTGGAGCAGCAAGAAATAATGTAGCTACTAATGCGAAAATAAACTTCATAAAGTTTACGCAACTGCACTATCTATATCTTTCTGATTGAGGTGTAACGAGGATTTGTTTTGACTTCCTGACTTACCATTTTACCAAATTCTGTCACACATTGACCCCATTCTGCTCTTGCATCTGGGGCACCTATTGCTTTTTTTGCCACAAAGTGTGCCACTCCCTCCACAAAGCAGCACACTCATCCGACTTGTTTTGTAAATGTGGTTCCCTGTACATGGGAAACCTATTCCTACTACTTAACTATTTATTATCACTTTCTAGGAGGATCTATTGCAGATCTCACTGGAGGTTCTTCATTTTTCTTTGCTTGTGCTGCTTTACCATTACCACCTGCTTTAGCAGGACTCAATCCGAACGCAGCTAAAGATCCAGAGAACACAGATGCGATGAACGTGGGATCAAAATCTAAAATCTTTTGACCGTTTGGAAGTCTAACGTAAGAGAATGTGAGGAGAGAGGCAGACCAAATCAACACAACAACTTTGACTAGATTACCAAGAACTTCACTTTTATCTTCATCATGGTCTTCCTTCTCTACCTTAGGCTTAGTATCTGCCATTAGTAGAGTAGCAAGGCAACTTTATTTAGTGATAAAACCGTTCTCTTCTAACCACTCACGAGTCATGGGTGTGGGTTCATAGTCAGTCCACATGGTTCCTGCAGCACAAGATTCTAATGCTGCCTGAGTCATACCTTCAGTGTGACCTGCCCAATATGCTTCTTTCTCCCAGGGAATAGCATGTGGTTGTGATGCATAAGCACTCTTCGCAATTGACTGGTACAGTCCAGGAACATCCTCTTCGTTCTTAATGATAGCAATGAAGTTGTTCTTGATTGTTCCTGCCATACAATCTTGTGCAGCGTGCCATCCTTCATGACGCATCACTGCCATCATAGTGCCAGGACGATGCATATGTGCAACATTCAGAAAGAAGTTGTTGCCTACAGTATGATAGACTCCACGATGACCAACTGGGAAGTATCGCATATCTGCTAGAAAAACCCTAGCTCCGACCTTATTAAGTGATCGGACGAGAGAGTTAAACTCATCAGCAACAATACCGTAATCAATATCAGCCAGTTCCTCATGTTTGTTGAGATCAGAAACTGTTTTAAGTTCTTGGACATGATCGGTACACTCTAGGAGCAACATACACCCCTGAGCATGAGGAGTGAAGTACTCATCTTCTTTAATTGGGTCAGCAAGTGCTGGCACAGAAATGGTTGCTGCTGCCAGCAAACTCATAATAATTTTTTTCATATCAGAAAGAAGGAATAGCAGGACCAGTAGTAGAAGGAACAGCAGGAATAGCACCGCCAGTAGCACCAGGAAGTTCAGGCATAGCAGCATCTAACATACCAGGAAGTGCTCCTGCGATTGCTTCTGTTGCTGCCTTAGCAACTCTCTCCTTTACTTGCTCTGCGATAGCATCACGACGGAGATAAACAACTGTTCCCCCACCGATAATACCTGCAGTTCCTACAAATGATAGAACTGCCAATACGTTAATTACTTTTTGCATAATATGCCTCGTAATATTTTACAATCCCTGCAGTGTGCATATTGCCCTGTGATACCCAGTCATGAGCACACTCGTAGATTGATTTCTGTGAGTATTTAGGGACTGCTCCCTCCATCTGCCCACCAAACTTTGACATCAAAACTACAAGTGCCTGCTCACGAACTTTCATTTTTTGGTCATCATATCGCCAATCATCCATGGACATTTTCAGATCCCCCTTGGAAGTTCTCAGATCCACCTTGAGTTTCAGCAACAGTATTCCAGTTGCTTGTTGCGATCTCATACATTTTTTGATGTATGTCGTCCGGTTCTACACCAGACTCTTTACGCTTTTTTTCTTCTTCAATTTTCCACTCCATCTCAACTGCCATATAATCCTTTTGCTTTTCAGTGAGATTTGGGGTAGGACCAAACCACTCATCATCAGGCAGATATGCAGGGGCAGGAATACCTGTGTAGTAGTTCAAAGCATCTTGAACAAATGCTTCTCCCTCACAGTCTACAACTTCTTCATCGACAGCACACTCAAGTTCTTCTTCTTTAATTTCTTCTTGAGTATTGAAAATTTTTTCGATAATCTTTTTGATCATGATTGCCAGTGATAGTGGAAGAAGTTACCTTTATTGTCGCACATAGGGTCTTCGGATGCAACCCTATATCTAAGTTGACTTTGACCTTTGAAGTCTGTCCTATCTCCAATGATACCGTATGCTGCGAGCATTTTATTAGTATCTTTCAGACGAGCAACAACCTCTGGTTTTGCTGCTGGTCTCCATTTGGCAAATCCCTCATATTGACCAGGAGCATAAACAACGTCTGCAACCTTATTAGGGAACTTAGAAGACCTAACACGGTTCAGGACAGAGACTGCTACACAATACTCATCCATGGTTCCAGGTGCTGCTTCAACTTGCACTGTCCTTGCAAGATGATCATAGTCAACGGCACTGAGTGCCAGTAATGTTTCTAAAATCATGTAATAAAAAAGGAGCATTGCTGCTCCCGTAGTATAGGTAAAAATATTTAGTTTGTCAAGCTGATGGGGGAGCATATACAGGTTGCATCAACCCACCACCTGGTCCGTTGTCATCATCATCAACATTTCCATCAGTCAATAGGGCTGCAAATATAAACCCTCCTATCATGGATGCTGCTATGACCAACATGTCGTTCACCATACACCTGGGATTACTTGACCAGTTGCAAGGTAAGAACCTACTGCTGCAATGAAACCAACCATTGCTGCACGTCCATTCAGTTTTTCTGCTTTCTCATTAAACATTGTCTTGTTCCTCTAGTGTTTTATTAGTAATGATGATTTTTTTACCATCATGAGAGAATTGTAACTCATCGTCAGGATGCCACAGTAACTCTTCATACATGTCGTCGAGTTTCTGTATATCCTGCCACAGTGCATCTGGATTAGGCATGTCAAGTAGTTCTGTTTACTTCGTATATAGTAGAATCACCATAAGTCTTATGGTCCTTATATCCTACCATACGACCCTTGGTATTTTGAAGGGCTGGCATGAACACAATAAAAAAGAAAACTCCTGGTGCTCCAATGATAAGGAGCGCAGTGATTACATAATAAGTCAGAAGTTCAGCAATGTCAGGCATCAGTAAGTCTCAGAAAGTTGTTGTACAGAGTAACCCAGAAGTACGAAAAACGCAACAGAAGTTGCGGTAAAAAGTGCTGCGGTCATCAGAAGATACCGAAGAAGAATTTACCAGTGATTGCATAGGAGATGAAACCAGATACGATTCCCATCATTGCCCAACGACCATTATAGGTCTCAGCATACTGTTGTGGGGACTCAAGTCCCTTACGATTGTATGATTCTACAACCATTTGGGGCTCTTTAGCAAAGAGATTCTGTTGCCCAAATTCATTAGTTGTTACAGTCATTTACTTAATGTTGTAAATCTTTACATATTATATAGTAAAAAAGGAACCCTGTCAAGGGTTCCTTTGTAGTGATTTATACTTATATCACTTAATAGTGTCAACAGCAGCAAGAGATTTCTGTCGAAGATCCTCTGGGAGAGGTACATATCCCAGAGCATCTGAAGTCGCTTGTGCCT